CATCGCCAGCCCCTCGGGTGGCGTGGGCCTATTATGCAAATCGCATAGTTCGATGCAATGCGAAACGCATAGTTTTTGCGTGAAGTTTTACGCGAAACGCATAGTTGTTTAACTAACGTTCATATTGCGCCGCAAGGTACGCGTAATCGTTGACGCCAAGCTTCTGGCGCGAGCAGTCACTAAGTGACGTCCGTTCGCATGGCATGGATAGGGTCCCATCTGTGGGGCTCAAGCAATGCGATTGCGCGGCCGAACAGCGGATCGATGGGTGGGGGATAGGGCATACGCGAAGGGCTGGGCGTATGCGACAGCGGTTCTGCTGAACCGCTGAACTGTTACTTGTCGTTCTTGCTTTCCATTGCCTCAAGCATCACAAGTAATGCTTGCGCGCGTTCTTCGCTCATGCCATGAATTTTGCGTCCCAGCTGCACTTTTGCCTTACTTCCCTCAACAAGGGCGACCTCATCACGTGACATGTCGTCGAAGGTTGTACCCAGCACATCCATCAAAACTTTCAACTCGTCCATCTTCCAGCGCTTCCCCCTGCTTGCATTGAACCAACCAGCGACGGTCGGTTGTGCAACATCCACGCCACGGCGGTTTAGCTCCTCGGTGATGGCTTCAATAGTCAAACCGAGTTGCTTGCGGCGTGCAGTTATGTTCTGGGAAAAAACGCTCATCGTATGAGACGCCTTACGGCTCAAGGTTTTAGCGGAGTGGTTACAGGGTAGGGCCGGCGCTTGCAAAGCGCCTATGCGAAATGCATACTCATTCACAATGCAAAACGCATAGGTCACTCATGGAAGCCCGCACTATCTGGAACGCGTACGTTGAGAGGATTGGCGGCCCCGCGGCCGTGGCGGCTCACCTTGGCATCCCGTATCCGACCATTGCTTCCGTCTGCAACGGGCAACGCGGCATTGGCCGCGACCTGGCTGCCAGGATGGAAAGGGCGGACGCCAGTCTCGACGCGCGCACGCTGATCTGGGTTCGCCCGATCAAGCGACAACATGACGCGATGAGCGAGTGCGCGGGCGCGGTTCGTAAGAAAGCTGCTTGATTTCATCGGCTCGGGCCTTTGGTTCCGGGCCTTTTTTGTATCCCTAACCCACAGGAAAGAGTAGGCAACCAATGGAAAGCAACGGCAACAATGTGCAAGGCGCATTAGGGCTTGAGCAGTTCTGGGCACGTAAGCCAAAAGATGCGCCGACAAAACTGGTGCGCAGCATCGATAGCGAATCTCAGGCCGTCGCGGTAGCTATCGCGGCCAGCGGTTTCAAGCTTGCGTATCTCGCTCAGGTGATGGGCAAGTCGGAGGGCTACATAAGCCGCATCCGATCGGGCAAGCGTCCGGTGCCAGACAAATTCATTCGACCTTTCTGCCGTGCGGTGGGCAATCGGCTGCTTGAGCAGTACGTGGACATGCGCAAGGCCCTCGATCCGCAACCGCGCGACGAGATTGCGCGGCTAGCCGGCATGTTGCGGGAGGCTGCGTAATGCGCATCGCCGCGCTGTACGTTGAAACTAACGGCGCCTATTTCAACGTGGTGGACGTTGATCCGTGGGATGAAGTGCGCGACGCACGCCGATACAGCGGTCCGCATCGTGTGGTTGCCCATCCGCCGTGTCAACGGTGGGGTAGGTATTGGCACGGCGCACCCAACAAGCCGCATCAATTTCGTCTAGGGGAAGATGGTGGCTGCTTTGCTTCAGCACTTACCTCTGTGCGCAATTATGGAGGTGTAATCGAGCATCCTGCTGACTCAAAAGCATGGCCGTTTTTTGGCTTGAAAACACCGCCGAAGTCGGGTGGCTGGGTTCGGGCTGATGATTTTGGCGGATGGACCTGCCACGTAGAACAGGGACACTACGGCCACATAAGTCGCAAGGCGACATGGCTGTATGCGGTCGATACGCATCTGCCCGAATTGATGTGGGGTTCGTGCGGACAGCGTATTCACCCTGTAGCCATGGAGCGATACGGCTACGAGAAGGCGCGCCGCATTGGAATGATGGCCATGATTGGCGGCAAGGATAAGACGCGCTTGCGTAACGCAACGCCGCCAGAGTTTCGCGACCTCCTTTTATCGCTCGCTCGCTCGACGCCAGCAATGCGAGCAGCCGCATGAACCTCATCGATCACGGCCAACACGACGCGCTGGCATTCGAGCTTGGCAGCTGGCGCGCTGTGGCCGTCGCAGCAAAACGACACATTGAGGCGGTCACGGGCCGCGAACTGACAAACGTGGAGGGTAAAGCCATGGCTGATGATGCCGATTTCGCAACGAACGTCGAACAGATGCAGCGCGACGCAGCACTGCGTAATCACGCAAGCCGCGTACGCATCGTGCCGATGTGCGAGCACTGCGAGGAAAAGCCCGTGCACGTCGCGGGCAACGGCGTGCAGTGGCGTTTCTGCACTGAGTGCGCCCTGGAACACTTGCAGCAAAGCAAAGCCGCGTGATGCTTTCACCCTGCTCGACGTTTGCGGAATTCCTCGACCTGACGCGGCAGGGTAAAGCTGTATGTAAGGAACATTTCGGTGAAGTGGGCCACTTCGACTGCGTCTTTAGCGCTCACATCATCAAGCTCATGAATCTCGTTTCCAACTACTCGGATATTTTCCGCCCAATCCAGCATCGAGGCGGGAAGGCCAATTCGGCCTTGCAGCGCTTTAAGCCGCTTGTCGAGCTTGAATGGCATATCTTCCTTGGACGTTCCCCAAAGTACTTGGCTAGCTCGATCAAGCGCCATGCGGAAAGACGCTGCTGCGGGCGTCCACTTCTTCAATGCAAGCACGTCAAGACCATCAACGAAGGCGTTTGCCACCGGCGCAGGTACATGCGCGGGAGCCGCGTTAACTGGCATGTCAGGGATGATGGCAAGCAACGTCATGTAATTGTCCAATTTTTCAATGTCCCCGCGCAGCGGAGAATCATTGGGACCAAGAGGGACATGTGCGATCGCATCGAGAATTGCAATCGAGTGCTTATGGCAATGGGTGCACTGGATTGCAACTTCCCGCGTCGTAGTACCTCCTTGATTTATCGGCGGCTCGCCGTACACGACATGATGAATAGACTTCGGCTGCATGCAACGCGAGCATGGCGCGGCAATAGTGAGCATGGTCATCATTCCCTGTTCCTGTACGTGGGTTCGATGATAGGCGATAACGAAGATTGCCACGAGAGCGCTGCATGACGGTTGCCGAGCACGCTGCGCGATACATCGCTTTAGGATGGGGCCTATGCTCCATCCCTCCCGGCACGAAGGGGCCAACAGACGCGGGTTGGAACAACCCGGCCAACATCATCAAGACACCATGGCAAGCGCAGGCAACTTGTAGCGCGCGTCCGGCCCACGGCATCGGCATCGTTCATTCAGCGAGCGGAACATGCGCCGTTGACGTCGACCACCTCGAGTACTTCCGCGACTGCCTTGAGGAACTGGGGACCGATCCGGATACGCTGTTCGCCGGTGCGCCGCGGATCATCGGCAAAGAGGGCAGGGACAAAGCCATCTTCCGCTTGCCGCCGGGCGAGTTCAAAACGCATAAGCTGGTGTGGCCGCCGCGCGTGCAGGGCGAAAAGCCGGTCACGGTCTTCGAGCTGCGCGCCGGCATCGTGCAAGACGTGTTGCCGCCGTCCATTCACCCGGATACAAAACAGCCATACCGGTGGCGCGACGGCTGCTCGCCCTGGGATCACGGCATCCCGACGCTGCCGCCGGCGCTCATAGCGATGTGGCGAGATTGGGAGAACTTCAAGCCACAGTTGATGGCGGTGTGCCCGTGGTTCGAACAAAAGCCGCCGGCGCCGAAACCGCGTACGCGATCAACCGGCGAGCACTCCAACGTCATCGGGCAATTCAACGATGCGCACGACATCGTGGCGATGCTTGAAGCGCACGGCTACAAGCCACGCGGCAAGCGATGGCTTGCGCCGACGTCGAGCAGCGGCCTGGCCGGCGTGACCGTATTTGAAGACGGGACGCACTGCTTCAGCCATCATGCGAGCGACCCGCT